CGCGATCAAATAACGATGATGGCCGAAGGTGGGTCAACTAATCCTGGTCGTGCCGATTTAATGCAGCAACTTTCCGAGCTAGATAAATTAGTTGAAGACGAAGTTATTTCTCAAGCCCGAGCAGATTACGATCGTCAATTAATTATGGATCAACTTGCTGCTAGAGACGTCCCAATTATTTCGGAGTATCTTGCTCCTTTAAAAAGAAAAGGTCGTGGCCTTTCTGAGAGGGACATCGAAATGCTTACTAAAACTAGGGCAGGTCAAGGTCTTGTTAGTAGAAAAGGTCGTGACTAAATTTAGGTTACGTTGAGCACTCCACTTGAACAATTAAAAGAGGTAGACCTTTCCCATCTCTCTAAGGAGGAGGCGAAAGAGTTTACGTTACTACTTGAGGAATTAGAAAAGCGTGAAAAGCGCGAAAGTTCTATGGCATCGTTTTACGATTTCGTTAAAACGATTTGGCCAGAGTTTATTGCAGGTGCACACCACAAAAAGATGGCCGAGGCTTTCGATAAGATTGCTTCAGGAGAATCTAAAAGACTAATAATTAATATGCCCCCACGACATACGAAGTCAGAATTTGCTTCGTATTTGTTTCCTGCATACTTATTAGGTAAACGCCCTAAACTTAAAATTATTGAAGCAACCCATACAGCTGACCTCGCGATTAATTTTGGTCGTAGAGTGCGGGACTTATTAGAAAGTGAAGAATATGCAGAGATATTCCCAGCTACCGAACTAAAAGCTGACTCACGAAGCGCGGGTAAATGGAATACTTCGCAAGGTGGGCAGTATTATGCGGCGGGTATCGGGGGTGCATTAGCGGGTCGTGGTGCTGATTTGTTTATTATTGACGACCCACACTCCGAACAAGACGCTTTTTCGGATAAAGCGTTAGAAGAAGCTTACGAATGGTATCAAACTGGGCCTCGTCAGCGCCTACAACCAGGAGGGGCGATCGTAATTGTAATGACTCGTTGGTCTAAAAAGGACGTAACGGGTAAATTAATTAAACGGATGGCTCAAGAACAAGGTGGGGATGAGTGGGAGATTATTGAATTCCCTGCGATATTGCCGTCAGGCAACCCGTTATGGCCTGAATTTTGGTCTCTTAAGGAATTAGAAGCGACGAAAGCGTCGATTCCTCCGTCTAAATGGGCAGCGCAGTATATGCAACGCCCTACTGGAGAAGGTATTTCTATTATCCCGAAAGAATGGATTAAAGAATGGCCGAGCGATGACCCTCCTTCTTGCGATTATTTGATACAAAGTTACGATACAGCGTTTTTAAAGTCCGAACGAGCGGATTATACGGCGATTACGACGTGGGGAGTTTTCTATCCTGAAGGTAAAATCGGCGATGAACTGTATAACGGGCAAGACGCCCATATAATTTTGATAGATTGTGTAAAAGAACGTTTAGATTTTCCAGAATTAAAGCGGGAAGCGATGCGTTTGTACGAATATTGGGAGCCTGATTCGGTAATTATCGAAACAAAAGCGTCAGGTATCCCGCTTACACAAGAATTACGGCGGCAAGGTATCCCGATAAACACCTTTTCACCGAGCAAAGGGCAAGATAAGATCGCAAGATTAAATACGGTAAGCGCAATTTTCCAAGAAGGCCGTGTTTGGGTACCTGATACGAACTGGGGACAAGAATTAGTTGACGAAATCGTAGATTTTCCGAACGGAGAGAACGACGATTGCGTAGATGCGACGACTTTAGCCCTTATACGCTTTAGACAAGGCGGGTTTTTGCGTTTAGAAGGCGATTATGCCGACGATGAAGAGTATTACCCAAAAGTTCGTGTTTATTACTGATTTATTCTAGTAAAAAATAAGAGTATGGTGGCAAACCATGGCTGAAGTACAGATTCCTGAGGATGAAGAGAACGTAGAAATCCTTTTTGACGAAGAGGATAACGTTCTTGACCCGTCTCTTTTGACTGAAGAAGTCGAAATCCCGTTTGAAGAAAATTTAGCAGAGTTTTTAGATCCTGCTACCCTTTCCGAAGTCTCTCATGAACTAACTACTGCGTTTGAAGAAGACCTTAGTTCCCGTGGTGATTGGTACGAAGCGTTTAAAGACGGATTAGAACTGTTAGGTGTAGATAGTGACCCTAGAAGTGAACCGTTTGAAGGAGCGAGCGGGGTATATCACCCGCTATTAGCTGAAGCGACTACTCATTTCCAAGCGCAAGCGTATAAAGAACTTCTTCCTGCAAACGGCCCAGTAGATACTAAAATTATGGGCGCGTCTAACGATCCGAAAGCGATGCAAGCTAATCGCGTAAAGGATTTCATGAACTACCAGCTTATGTACAAGATGGAAGAATACGATCCTGAAATGGATCAGATGTTATTCTTTTTGCCTCTAGCTGGTTCAGCGTTTAAAAAATGTTATTTCGACCCTGCTATGGGTCGAGTCGTTTCTAGGTTTATTAAAGCCGAAGATTTAATCGTACCGTATTACACTACGGATCTTCATACGTCTCCACGTATTACTCATCGTATGACAATGTCGGAAAACGACTTGCGTAAATTACAGTTGAGTGGTTTTTATAGAGATATGCCGATGACTTCTCCTAGCTATTCAGCAGATGGGGAAAACGCGGTACAAGATAAGATTGACGAAATAGACGGTGTTTCTAGGACAGGAACTCAAGCCGAATATACGTTACTTGAGTTTCATGTAGAACTAGATATCGAAGGGTTTGAACATACAGGTAACGATGGAGAGCCAACAGGGTTAGCCCTTCCGTATATTGTTACAATATGTAAAGATAACGATACTGTTTTAGCTATTCGTAGGAATTACGAAGAAACAGATCCGATGCGTAAAAAGATTGAATACTTTACGCATTATAAGTTCCTCCCAGGACTAGGCTTTTATGGGTTTGGCCTAATCCACATGATTGGCGGTGTTACCCGTTCTGCAACGTCAATTCTTCGCCAACTTATTGATGCTGGTACTTTAGCCAATCTTCCAGCTGGCTTCAAAGCTCGTGGTTTAAATATCCAGAGATCTGATGATCCTGTACAACCAGGAGAGTGGCGAGATGTGGATGTTCCTGGGGGGACTATTCGAGAGTCGTTCTTGCCACTTCCGTATAAAGAACCAAGTGCGACATTAGCTCAGTTACTAGGGTTATTAGTTGAATCTGGGCAGAGATTTGCTTCTGTTATGGATAATCAAACAGGAGACGCTAATAGTCAAGCTCCTGTAGGTACAACGGTTGCGTTGTTAGAAAAAGGACAGAAAGTAATTTCTGCAATCCATAAAAGGTTGCATTACGCGCAGCGTAACGAATTTAAAATATTAAAGAGATTATTCGGTGAATACTTACCTCCGGAATATCCTTATCAAGTACAAGGTGCTCAACAAACAGTTTTTGCTGAAGATTTTAATAATAGTGTTGATGTTATTCCTGTTTGTGATCCCAATATCTTTAGCACTACCCAACGGATTATTCTAGCGCAAACACAACTTCAGATGGCTCAGAGTGCACCTCAGATCCATAATATGAAAGAAGCGTATCGTAAGATGTATATCGCTTTGAATATTAAAGATATCGACGATATCTTAATGCCAGACTTTGCTCCTCCTCCTAAAGATCCTGTTCAAGAGAATATGGATGCTTTGATGGGGGTGCCATTAAAAGCGTTTATTCAACAAAACCACGATGCGCATATTGAAGCGCATATGGCTTTTATGCAAAGTCCTCAGATACAGCAGAACCCACAGGCAATGGGTGCGTTACAAGCACACATACAAGAACATATCGCACTGAAATATCGTATAAGAATGGAAGAGCTTCTTGCTCAACAGGGAGTTCAATTACCACAACCTGGACCAGATGGCCAGATGCCTCAATTACCTCCAGAGGTAGAAAGCCAAATTGCTATTGCCGCTGCCCAAGCAACGCAGCAAATAACGGGTCAAGATCAAGCTATGGCACAAGCTTTAGCCGCGCAACAACAAGACCCAGAAAGAGAAATGTTCCAACAGCAGCTAGAGTTAGAATTCGAAAAACTCAGGCAGCGTGATAGAGATTCTGAACGTAAAGCACAGCTCGAAAGAGAACGTATTGAATCTCAAGAAGAACAAACAGACGTTCGTATTGCCGCTGAACTACAAAAAGCGGAAATGCAAGATGATCGTGAAATAGATTCTAATCTAACTGAAATAGCTAAAATCGTTCGAGAGTCTAGGGAGCAATAACTCATGTCACATCTAATCAGCAATATTCCACACTTTAATTGCTGGGTTAGAAAAGAGTACACACACAATCATTTAGATTACCACGGAGAGTATTTACATGCGATAGCGATTGCGGTAAATACTATCCCTGATAGATGTTTATCATTCCAAGTTGTATTCACTGGATACGAGTTGGGGGAGGAAGAAGATTCTGAGAATCTTCACGGAGGAGCGATGTGGGCAAGAATGCCTATAACAGCTTTAGTAGCGGATGCGATGCTTGAGGAAATGCCGGAACCAATGGCTACTCATTTAGCGCAACCGTGGGACTGTAGTTCACGAGATCATGAAGTAATTGTTATGGATCGTGTATCTTCTAGTCCTTGGTTATGTAAGATTGACAATGATTTCCATACTGGGAAGTATTTGTTTACAGTTGATTACACAGGAAACGATATCGCTGACGATCCTGCACAACATAAACAAAGTCATTTAATACAACTTACAGATGCTGGGAAATGGACGGGCAATATTGTAGCATTGCCTAATAATCGTGTAAGAGCGACTAACCCAGCGTTATGGGAGACAGGTTCTGGAGCACCAGACTTTTATCCTAGTCAACATGTACATAGTGCAGAGATTGACGATAGCTACATGGATCCGAATATAACGTTTAATAATTTATACGCCGAAGGAGATTAAAATGCCTGGACACAAGAAAAACAAAAAGATGCCTAAGAAAATGGGTATCGGTGGTAAAAGTGCTAAGAAAATGCCTGCTATGAAAATGAAGCGCGGCGGTTCGACTCGTTCTCGTACTCGTAGTAAGAGCAAGAAATGAGAAACCTTAGATCAACGGAAATGCCTTATCCGTCCCCTAAGACTCAAAAAGCCGGTGTCCAACCGTCAATCCCAGAGCCTTCTAATGAAGGCTTTGCAAAAGCTACAGTGCTGGCAGAAAAAACTATTAGCATTCCTGGCAAAAAAGTAAAGACAAAAGGAACTGGTGCAGCTACTAAAGGATTAGATTTTACTAGCTACGTCAACTAATGGACTTTATAAAGTATTCGGAGTTTTTACTCCGCAAATTTCGTGAGAGACAAGAAGATCTCATGCAAACACTCGCCGCTGGTGGCGCACAAGACTTTGTTCAGTACCAACGAATAGTTGGAGAAATTTCAGGGCTTAATTTTGCTGAACAAGAAATAACTGCCCTGCATGGAAGGATGGAAGATGTCGAAGACGACTGAACTTGAAACAGGGGCTACCCCTGATCGTGTACTAAATTTTGGATCTGATACGCCGTTAGATCCTCCGAAAGAGTCTATTACTCCTGAAAATTTAGAATCTCACGCAGATAAACTACCGAACCCTACAGGGTATCGTATGTTGATTCTCCCGTTTTCTCCCCCAGAGAAAACTAAAGGCGGCATTCTTATGGCTAAACAAACTCTTGATAAAGAGCGTATAGCTACAATCGTAGGCCTTGTTGTTAAACAAGGCCCAGATGCCTATTCCGACCCTGATAAATTTCCTGAAGGCCCGTGGTGTAAAGAGGGCGATTGGGTAATTTTCGGTCGCTATGCAGGAGCTAGGTTCAATATCGAAGGAGGAGACATGCGTCTTTTAAACGATGATGAAATTTTAGCTACTGTAAACAACCCAGAAGATATTCTGCAATAAGGTGATTTAAATGGCTGAGTCCCAAGAAATTGAATTAGAACTTCCTGATGAAGAAGTAGATCCACGTGAAGCGGATGTAATTCAAGAACCCCAACAAGACTTCGATACGAGTGAGGCTGAGGTTGAAACACCTCAAACTGACGAGTTAGAAGATTATAGTGAGGGTGTTAAAAAGCGTATAGATAAACTGACTTACCGTATGCGGGAAGCAGAACGTCAACGCGATGAAGCTGTTCAGTTCGCTAAAAAGATGTCTGAACAAACTAATAGTTTACAAAGTAAATTAAGGTCCTCAGACGAAACTTTAGTAGCTGAATATTCTGCTCGTATTGCTTCTGATAAAGAACGAGCTAGGAGAGCTTTAAAAGAAGCGCAAGAACTTGGTGACGCAGAGGCTATAGCTTTGGCTACTGAGGCAGTTGCTAAAACCTCATTAGAGGCGCAAAATGCCGAAAGATTAGTTGCAAAACAAAAATCTGCTAAGGCTACACAAGAACAACAACAGCCTGTTCAACAACAAGCAACTAATATACAACCAGCTGCTCCTGACCCCCGTGCAGAAAAATGGGCTTCAGAAAACGCTTGGTTTGGTGAAGATGATGGTATGACTTATGCAGCTATGGGTATCCATCAGAAATTATTAAAGGAGGGAGTTCCCCCTAGCTCTGACTATTATTACGAAAGAGTAGATAGTGAGATTAGAGAACTGTTTCCGAACAAGTTTCCGGAAGGGAAAAAGAACGTGCAGTCTTCTGTAGCAGGGTCTAGCCGAGGTGCTGGAGCTGTTAAAAAAGGAGCACGCAATGTGAAACTCACACCGTCACAAATAGCAATAGCTAAAAGAATCGGTGTGCCTCTTGAAGAGTACGCAAAATTTGTATAGGAGATGAAAATGACAGATCGTACCTCCAGATCTGCTGAAACCCGAGAAAAGAAATCTCGCCGTAAACCATGGCAACCGCCATCTATGTTAGACGCTCCCGAGGCTCCAGCTGGCTATAAGCACAGATGGGTTCGTGCAGAAGTTCGAGGGCATGATGACAGAGCGAATATGTCTAAGCGTATTCGTGAAGGATTCGAGCCTGTAAGAGCAGAAGATCATCCTGATTTTGATGCTCCTACTATTGAGGACGGAAAGCACGCTGGCGTAATAGGTGTTGGTGGCTTAATTCTCGCAAAAATACCAGAAGAGACCGTTGAAGAACGTAATGACTATTTTCAAGGAAAAACAGCAGAACAACTTCAAGGTGTCGATAATGATTTGATGCGGGAAGCTGATCCAAGAATGCCGTTAAGACAAAGCGACATGAGGAGAAGCACAAAAGTGGAATTCGGAAGCCGACAACCGGCTACGGATTAATTCATCATTGTCCTTAGAGGATTA